AATGGAGAAAGATGGAACGATGAACCTACCCACAACCAAGATACCAGCCGCCACGCCACGCTTGACGCAATCTCTTTCGCAGCAAGAGCGAGTCGATCACCGAGCCAAGATTGCTTTTGAGGTTGAGGTTATCCTCCACGGATATTGGCAAGCGACGCCGCCAGACCAAGTAAAGGCTGGCATCATGGCAGATTGGTGCGATGCTTTAGAAGATTGGACGCAAGAGCAAATCGTCTGGGCATTGCGTAAGTGGCGAAACGAGAACCCAAATAAGAAACCGAATGCTGGTCATATCTTGGCAGTGATGAAAGAAGCGCGAGGTCGCAAGATTGCAGCCCAGTTACCAAAGCCAAAGGCAAAGGCAGATCGTGAACGCATCAGCGCTGATCGAGCGTCTGAAATTATGCAAGAAATAGGGTTTAGCGCAAAACGGTTCGAATGATTGCAAAATAAAACTTGCATAAGGTTGGGGCGTTCGTTAACGTAATTTCACGAGGCTTGCCTCGCAAACCAACCAATAAGGAAAACGATAATGGATTGGACTGATAAACAAAAAATTGATGGGTTAAAGGAATGCATTTGCGAAAGCAAATTCGAAATATCTTACGCAAAAGCCCACGGTGACGATTTCACCGTTTCACAAGCCACCGAGATTTTAAAACTGGCACAGAGCCAGTTGGAAGCATTAATCGGTGAGGCATCGGAATGAATTTTATTCAGCAAACGAATATTGACGGTGGGGTTTATCTTAGCCCTGCCGCTCAAGTGTCAGTTACCGAAGAAGAACTTGAATGGCTGATCGAGGGGCTGGATGCTCTTATTCTGCCAGATCGGGCAAAGCGTATAAAGCGTTCCTTAAAGCGTGCGCTTCGTGAAATGGAAGATGTATCGTAATGACAAATCGAATTAATAAAAACCAGCTTTTGTATAGAGTTAAATTGCTCAACGCATTATTTGGCGAAGATGACGATGCTTGGACAAAAGGCGCTGATGGTCAATTCAAAGCTAATTCTGGAACGTTCGTGCTTGATTGTGCTTACGGTGGTTATCGTTTGTCCCGCATATGCAATGACTGTGGCGGCGAACGTGATTTGACGCCAAGAGCAACAGCGCGAGAAACGTATTACGCCATCAATGCTTACATAGACGGCGCAATAGCAATGCAAACATCATCATATTCTCTTGCTGCTTATTTTCCATCAACAGAGGCCTTAGCCTCTTTAACCATAAGGAATAATAAATGATAAATTTAACAATAGCCGGAAACGTAGGCCGCGATGCAGAACTTCGCCGAACCAAGTCGGGCGATGATGTTCTAGGCTTTTCGGTTGCTGTGGATAACGGCAAAGATAAATCTGGCAACAAACGTCCTACCACTTGGGTCCAATGTTCGATTTGGGGCAAACGCGCTGAGAGCCTTGCCTCGCACATTCGCAAAGGGACAAAGCTGGTTTTATCCGGGCGTCCCGGCGTCAACGTCTATGAGGGAACAGGCAGTTTAACCATATCGGCGCAAGACTTAACTTTCATGGGTGGTGGCGAACAGCGCGATGCTGGCTCTAATAATTACGAAGATCCGCCAGCATCTAGTGATTTGGATGACGAAATACCGTTTTGAGGCCGTGGCGTGACGGCGATCCGATTGGGATGGGCGAAGCATATTTGCCCGACACCAAGACAAAAAGAGCGTATTCCAACGCTTGCAAGTCTTTGATGATCGAAAGCGCTGCACGTCATATACTGGGAATGCGCGATATACATAAACGTCGGCTTGCTATCGAAGCATATCCCGAAATAATCAAACAAAAACTCAAGGCCGAAATAACTTGGCTTTGGGATAACCAACGAAAGAAATAATTATGATAATAACAGCAACAATATCAAACGCTCACCCGCGAGGTTTTGCGTTCGCAATTACAGATGAAGGCGAACAGATATTTATACCGCCTCACGTTGTCATCGATCAATCGATAACTCTTGGTGATCGTCGTGAAATCCAAGTTGTGACCAACCCCGATCAGGACCATCGAGACAGAACGCAATGGTTAGCGGTTTCATTTAGTGACGATGCTCAGTTGGCAGATACAACCCCAACTCAAAGCGATCTTGAGGCAGAACGCGCTGCCAGTTGGCAGACAATGCCAGCCGAAATCCATGCGGCGGCTGACGCGCTTAATTCATATAATGCAGAAAGTCGCGATGAAGCGGTTTACGAATACATTTCCAATCATATGTATTGCACATCCACTGAACTTGGCAACCATATTGGCGCAGATGCTAGAACCGCAGCGAACAGCGCTATGCGCCTTTTCAATGCTGGTCGTATCGCCAAAGCAGACGTTTATGGTCGGGTAGGGCTAAAACGCGCAACGATGATCCTATGGGCTAAATCTGCGGATGACTTTGTTGGTGGAGATGAACAATGATTACTGCCGCAACATGCCTTGCAATAGCGGTTTATTTCGAGGGTAGGTCAGAACCGCTAGACGCGCAGCTTGCTATTGCCGAAGTGGTAATTAACAGGGCAGCGCATCCAGACTTCCCAAGCACTATTTGCGAAGTTGTGAAAGAGCATCGTGCGCCTGTCTCTCGCCCTCGCGCTTGTCAATTTAGCTTTTACTGCGATGGAGTCGATGAGAAGCCACGCGAGGCCAAGGCATGGCAAACAGCGCAAGAGATCGCCGCACAAGCGCTCTCAGGCGATACTTTGGGGCATGGGGCCACGTACTATCACACAAAGGCCGTAAAACCTCGATGGCGTCATTCGCTTCGATCAGTTGGCACGATTGGCGCTCACATTTTCTACAGCGATAAAGAATGCTTGTTAGAAATGGGTTGTTCTCAGCGTCCTAAATTGAGGCCAACAGGTTTAGGGAAATGACGAGCGAGTTTGCGGCGTTAAAGTTGATGCGTCAAAATTTAACGGTAATGAAGCAATCTGCCAGTGGGAGGAACAGACATAATCTCAGAATGCAGATTGAGGAACTGTTAGCGCTACTTGAGATAATTGAGAAAGGTATTAACAAATGAAACAGGAAATTATGGACAGATTAAAGGCGCATATAAACTCGCCGGACGTTTATGAGCCGCCAACATTTAAACAGTTATTGAAGTTAATCGAAGAATTTGAGGCCGATTTAAAAAAGATTGGTCGGAAGGATGATTAATATTGCCATGGCAAAAGCGCATTTAGAAGCGCTGCGAACAATAATGAGTGCTGCGCATTTGGATTATTATGTGGAGCATTTAGATTATATTTTGGTGAATTTAGAATTGAGTGATACGAAAAATGAAGGCTGATATTATAAAACCGCAAACTAGAAAAATATGGGAAATGAGCATTGATGGTAAATCGGCTCCGCAAATAGCGAGAGAGTTAAATCTAAAATTCGCATTGGTTAACAGCGCAGTCAGGCGAGGCCGTGAAAAAGGGGTTATCCCTCGAAGGCGTAACTTAAACCCTCATGCGTATATTCGCGGGGTAAATCTTCGACTTGGCACAATTTCGTCAGTAATTTCAGAATTGACTATGGATCAGGTTGAGTGGCTGGCGTCGGAAGCGAACAAAGTCGGAGTAGAAACGTTATCAGAATTTCTGATGGAGTTGGTTCGTGACGCCCATGCCATAGACAACAGCTAAATTTTGTTTATGCTTTGCAAATATAAATTAGACGAGGAACAAAATGGATTGGCCAGCCGACAAAGTTGAGAGGCGTAAGGTTTCGTCAATAATACCTTACGCTCGTAATAGTCGCACTCACAGTGACGAACAGGTCTCGCAAATAGCTGCAAGCATAAAGGAGTGGGGTTTCACTAACCCAATCTTGGTGGACATAGATGGCGAAATTATAGCGGGTCATGGTAGGCTGCTTGCGGCGCAACAGTTAAAGCTAGACGAGGTGCCTTGTATAACGGCGGTGGGTTGGTCGGACGCGCAGAAGAAAGCCTACGTCATAGCTGATAACAAACTCGCGCTCAACGCTGGCTGGGACAACGAAATGCTTGCGATAGAGTTCGGAGAATTAAAGGATTTCGGATTTGATCTTGGTTTGACAGGTTTTGATCTGGACGAACTGGCCAAGATATTAAAAGAGCCAGAGCAAGACGGGTTGACCGATCCTGATGAAGTTCCTGACAAACCTCAAGAGGCTGTAACTGTAAGCGGCGATATTTGGCACCTTGGAAACCACCGTTTAATGTGTGGCGATAGTACAAGCATCGATGCAGTTGAGAAGCTTTGCAATGGACAATTAGTAGATCTGTGGCTTACCGACCCACCTTATAACGTTGCTTATGAGGGCAAGACAAAAGACGCATTAACAATACAAAATGACTCTATGAGCGATGGAGACTTTCGCCAATTCTTAGCAGACAGTTACAGCGCAGCGGACGCGGTTATGAAGTCAGGGGCTGTTTTTTATATTTGGCATGCAGACAGTGAAGGTTATAATTTTAGGGGAGCTGCTTTTGATATAGGTTGGCAAGTGCGGCAGTGCCTAATATGGAACAAACAAAGCATGGTGATGGGCCGACAAGATTATCATTGGAAACACGAGCCATGTTTATATGGGTGGAAAGAGGGCTCCGCGCATCTTTGGGCAACGGATCGGAAGCAAACAACTATTTTAGAGTTCGATAGGCCAAACAGAAACAGTGAGCATCCAACAATGAAGCCAGTTGAGCTGTTTGCCTATCAATTACAAAACAACACAAAGGGAGACGATATTGTATTGGATACTTTTGCGGGTTCTGGAACTACCGCAATCGCTTGTGAGAAATATAATCGTCGTGCGTATCTTATGGAGTTAGACCCAAAATACTGCGATGTAATAATAAAAAGGTGGCAGGATTTTACTGGTAAAGAGGCTGTTAATGAAGGGACAGGGCAAACATATGCAAAGCAAAAAGATGAGCTTCTTGGAGTCGATCATTAATATATTAATCGGATATGTTATCGCAACGGCATCAACATATGTAATACTGCCGTTATATGGATACGACGTCACGACTTCTCATGCGCTGTCAATATCGCTCGCTTTCACAGGAATTTCTTTGGTTAGGTCTTACGCACTCAGGCGCGTTTTTAACAGGTTATAGTATGGATCAAGAAAACAAAAAGAATGGTAGGCCTCTGACTAAGCTTACTGATAAGCAGAAAGAAGAGGTCGAAACGCTTGCAGCGGTTTTAAGCCAAGAGCAAATAGCCGATTACTTTGGTATGTCTAGGACAACGTTTTACGAGGTGATGAAACGTGACCCTGGAGTTTCCGAACAATATAAAAAGGGCAAAGCTAGAGCCATCGGCGCTGTCGCGCAGAGCCTAGTCTCAAAGGCTAGGTCAGGTGAGTTAGGCGCGCAGATATTTTACCTTAAAACACAAGGCCATTGGAAAGAAACGCAATCAATAGAGCATAGCAGCCCAGACGGTTCTATGACGCCAACTAAAATTGAGCGAGTATTCGTTGACCAGCCTACAGATACAAACACCAAGGTGGACTAAGCCACTATTCCAAGGGCAAAATGGAGCGCCACGGTATAGAGGTGCCAAAGGTGGTCGAGCCTCTGGCAAATCTCACTTCTTTGCTGAAGCTATTATTGAGCGAATGATAATTAACTCAGCAACAAGAGTTGTTTGTATTCGTGAAGTGCAGCGTTCTTTAAAGTTTTCGGCTAAGCAGCTTTTGGAGGATAAAATAAAGGCATTGGGCGTTATTCATATGTTCGATGTGCAGAATACTGAAATAAAAGTGCGTGACGGTGAAGGTATAATAATATTTCAAGGGATGCAGGATCATACGGCTGACAGCATTAAGTCTCTTGAGGGTTTTGACATTGCGTGGTGCGAAGAAGCACAAAGTTTATCCAAGCGTTCTATAGAGCTGCTTGATCCTACTTTGCGAAAAGACGGAGCAGAATTGTGGTTTAGTTGGAACCCAAGACAGCCATCAGACGCCGTCGAGCAAGTATTTAGCGGTACAGATAACGGTGTATTGGTTCACGTTAATTACAATCAAAACCCTTTTGCGCCTCAGTCGATGATCGATTTAGCTCACAGCGCAAAAGAAAGAGATTTTGAGCGTTATGCTCACGTGTGGCTCGGTGAATACGAAACGATAAACGAAGCACAGGTATTTTTTGGTAAATGGAGCGTTGATGAGTTTTACCCCGACGAAACATGGCAGGGGCCATATCTAGGCGTGGATTTTGGATTTAGGCCAGACCCTTTGGTTGCGGTTAAATGCTGGGTGCATGATGAAACCCTGTTTATTGAGAAAGAAGCTTACGGCGTCGGAATAGAGATCGACGATACGCATCGATTTATTTGCAACGTTATTCCAGAGTTTGACCAATACGTTTGCAGGGCTGATAGTGCAGAACCCAAGACAATATCGTATTTACAGCGTCACGGATTTCCTCGCATGGAAGGCGTTAAAAAGTGGCCTAATTCGATTGCTGAAGGAATAAGGTTTATTCGTGGCTTTAAATCTGTCATAATACATCCAAATTGCAAAGGCGCTATCGACGATTTCAGAATGTATAGCCACAAGATAGACAAGCTGTCTGGCGATATATTACCTGATGTGGTAGATGCAAACAATCACGCGCCTGACGCAGTTCGTTATGCTATTGCGCCTCTGATTAAGTCTCAGGCTGCTGGAAAGATGGTGATTAGAATATGAGTAACTCAGTTGCACAGCGCTCCCCAGAGGTAACGGATATGCTTAAAGCGTCTGCTCCTTGTCGAGACTTGATGAAGGGTGGCGCACATATGCGCAGCAAGGGCGAGGAATATCTGCCAAAGTTTCCACAGGAAACAGAAGATGATTACGATGCAAGGTTAGCATCGACTTGGCTGTTTGACGGTGTTGGCAAAACAGTTGATGATTTGTCGGGCAAGGTCTTTGAGATGCCTATCACACTGGCTGAGACAGGCACTGACTTAGACCTCTGGGCATACAACATTGATTTGCAGGGGCGTGACTTGTCACAGTTCTCGCGTGGCGTGTTTGACGATGCTCAAACATCTGGCATATCGTTTATAATGGTAGATAGCCCAGCAAGAGGTGAGCTAACAAGGGCGCAAGCTCAAGCTGGCAACTTTCGGCCTTATTTCGTTAGCATTGCTCTAGAAGAAGTGCTTGGGTTTAAGACGGACGTGATCGACAATGCACCAACGCTTACGCAATTCCGCATTATGGAAACGGTATCAGAAGAAGGTGCGGATGAGTTTGAACCCGATATAATTCAGCAAATACGAGTTTGCACGTTACCAGTAGAAGATGGTCGGGTGGTCGGTTCAGTCGGCGTTCGACTGTATCGAAAGGGTGACGATGACCAGTGGCGTATGCATGACGAATATGTAACTGAGATGCCACGCATATACATTGCTGCGTGTGATATAGGTCGTGACGGCTACATGAACGCAAAGCCTCCGCACTCAAGGCTGGCTGAAATAAACTTGGCTCACTGGCGGTCGCAGTCCGATCAAGCGAATATTATGCACCATGCTAGAGCGCCTATGAAATACTTTCACGGTTATACCAGAGAGGATTTAGAGGCGTTCACCGAAGGCGCTGGTTACGCTTTCTGGTCATCAAACGAAAACGCAAAGATCGGCGTTGTAGAGCATTCGGGCGCAGCGATAGACGCTGGACGAACGGAACTCAAGGATATGGAATTTCAGATGCAAGCTATGGGTTTGCAGTTGATTGTGTCCCGCGTGGGCTCATCGACAGCAACAGGCGATCTTATCGACGAAAACAAGATAAACAGCCGTTTGGGAATGTGGGCAGACAACCTAAAGGACACACTAGAGATTTGTTTTGCGTGGATGGCAAACATGGCTGGTATCGACGCAAAGCCAGAAGTCGTTATCAACAAGGATTTTGCAGCGAACGCATTATCTCACATGGATATGGATGCTTTGAATAAAATGTTCTTGTCCGAAGTTATATCACGCAAGACTTACATATCAGAAGCGAAACGTCGCAATTTGTTATCTGAGGAAGTTGATGCAGATGATGAAGCGGATATGATCGGCATGGAACCTATGGAAGCTGATGACGATGGCGATATCGGATGAACTACTTGATGGCACGGTTCGCCATTCGGTATATTTAGAGCGCTACAAGCGCAGCGTTATCAGAGATGTATTAAAGCTTTTAGACAAAACGGACTCCGATATTTCTAGGTCACTGGTTCGCCGGGACATTCAAAATATGTCACCGAGGCAAATATCTGCGCTGTACAAGGTTCTGCGTCGTAAGATTGATGACGGTTACGAGCGCATATTCAAAGTGCTGCAAAAAGAGATAGACGAACTGTCTGAGTACGAAGCCAAATGGCAATTAGATTTATTTAAGCAAAACGTGCCTGTTAAATTAGATTATGTCATGCCATCAGAGGAACAGCTAATCGCATCAGTTATGTCGCGCCCATTCAGCGGCAAGATATTAAAGGAATGGTGGAAAGATGTGCCTAAAGATACGTTTATCGCAGTGAAGGGCGCTATTCGTCAAGGTTATGTTGATGGGCAGACAACCGGGCAGATTATTAGGGCAATTCGTGGCACTAGAACGTCAAAAGGCATTATGGACAAGTCCAAGCGCAATATTGAGGCTGTAGTGCGTACCTCATTGGCTCATACTGCAAACACGGCAAGAAATGTTGTTTACCGACGCAATAAGGTGCTTATTAAGCGAGTGGAGTGGGTTGCAACGTTAGACAGCCGCACATCCGCTATATGTCGAGCAAGGGATGGCAAGACCTATCCAGTTGACAGCGGCCCAAGGCCACCAGCTCATGCAAACTGTCGATCCACAACCGTGCCAGTGCTTAAATCGTTGCGTGAGTTAGGCATAAAGGTGGATGAGGCCAAAGTGGCAGAAACAAGAGCATCGATGGATGGGCAAGTCCCTGCCGAAATGAATTATGACCAGTGGCTAAGAAAACAGCCTGTGTCGTTCCAGAATGAAGTGCTTGGCATAAAGAAAGGCCAGCTTTTCAGAGCGGGTTTAAAAATGGATCGTTTTGTAGACAGACAAGGAAGCGAACTAAATTTAAGCCAATTAAAAGAGCGTGAAAGCGCAGCGTGGGCCAAGTCTGGTCTTTAAAAAGGAACTATCATGTCGATAAAATATGAATTGGAAAGCTTAGATGGTGTCGATGAAAATATCGCATCACTATATACCGAAAAAGATGGTCGCTTCGTTCTGCCTGTTGAGGGCGTTGTGCGCAAGTCCGATCTTGACGATCTAAACCAGAAGCTTGTGGATTCTAATGAGGAAGCAATGCGTCGGCGTAAATCTGTAGAGCGCCTTCGCGCTGAGTTAGAGGCGGCGCAACAGACGCCAGAGCCAGAGCCTCAAAGCAACAACGAAGAAATCATATCGCAAATTAAAGCGCAGTATGAACAACAGTTAAATAATGAGCGATCACAGCGCAAAGATTTAGTGAAACGCAATGCGATGGCAGAGCTTAAATCACAGCTGGCTAGTAAAAATATTATTGCTGACGGATTGGAGCCGTTGGCGCTTATGGCAAAAGATCGCATTGGGTTTGACGAAAACGGAAACATCCGTATAATGTCATTAGATAGTTCTAAGCCCCTCGCTGGTTCGGGGTCGGACGGATACGCTACAATAAGCGATCTCGCCCAAGAATTGGCAGCGTCAGGAACGGGTCAGTTATTTGTAAAGGATAGCGGCGTTTCGGGTGGAGGAAAACCACCAGCGAGTTCTAGCAATAATGCTGGAAGTAACGTCGTGACGCGAGAGCAATTTAATAAAATGTCTCACACGGAACGGCATCGTTTTGTAACAAACGGCGGCAAGTTTTCTGGCTGACCGTCCCAATAAAAGGATTTAGGGAATGGCTAATACCCTCACAAATCTGGCGGCAGACATCTATCGTGCCGCTGACATCGTAGGTCGAGAACTTGTCGGCTTCATACCATCTTCAACGGTAAACGCATCTGATGAGCGTGTTGCTGTTGGTCAAAACGTTCGTTCGTTTTCGACACCTACTGCAACCGCAGTGACCATTGCTCCTTCCATGACTATCCCGGAAGGAACAGACCAAGCACTAACAAACAAAACACTGACGCTTACTAAGCAACGCGGTGTTCAAATTCCTTACACTGGTGAGGATGTTCGTTTCTTGGACGGTGGTGCTGGATACGAAACAGTTTATGGCGCTCAAGTACAGCAAGCCATGCGAACACTAACAAACGAGATCGAAACAGATCTTGCAACAGAG